TTACTTGTTGCTTTGAAGAGATGCCCGCCACCGCTAAGACGTGGGTCAACAACGGCATTGTATCCATGATTAAAGGCTGTGTCGAGCTTGTCAACTGGTTCATCGATCTTTACAATAAGTCAATAGTTGTAAGGTCAGGTGTCGCGTCTATCGCCATTCAGTTCAAGACAGCCTGGTCTATCATCAAGAATGTCTGCATACTGCTTGTTGATGAAATCATGGCGCTCGGCAAAATCATCAAGGGCGTTCTTACTCTCAGTTGGAGCGATGTGTCTGCCGGATGGGATCAGTTCCGAAAGTCATCAGTCAAAGCTGTGAAGAATATAGTTGATGATACGGTAGATGCCTATAAGGATGCCTGGTCAGAAATCAAGGAGGGAGAAATTGAACACGTCAAGCTCGACCTATCATCTATAACCGATGCCGGTGATGGCGGAGGTGCTCAGTCAGGCAGTGGAGGCAGTAAGGGTAAGAATCCGGGTAAGACCAAGAGTAAGGATAAGAAAAGTGGCAAAGACCCTGCCGCTGAAGCCGCTAAGGAAGAAGCCCAGCTCCTTCGCAAAGCCGAAGATGAGCTGATGAAAATAACGATGGAGTCAATGGAAACTCGCCGTAAGAAGGTTGAGCTTTCCTATCAGCGTCAGATTGAGGACTACCGGAAGAAACTTGCCGAAGACAAGAACCTCACGGAGAAATCACGCGAAGCCATCCTTTCCATCATAGACTCACTCCAAAAGCAGCAGGAGCAGGCTCTCGAAAAATTCGATGCTGATGAAATTAAGAAAGAGATTGAGCATAAGCAAAAACTCAATCAGCTTAAGCTTGAGGCTGTCAAGAAAGCCACTGATGAAGAATTTGAACTTCGTCGTCAGAGCCTCGCCAATCAGCAGGCTATTGCGGAGCAGGAGGCCATTCTCGCCTACGATAATGAAACCGAAAAGCAGGAGGCTCTGAAAGCCATTCGTGAAAAGTATGCCAATGAAAACGCCGCTCTTGATGAAGAGCAGGCTCAGGTCAAACTCGACCGTCAGAAGGCAGAATTGGAGAATCGCATCGCCAATCTCGAGAACGAGCAGGCTGAAAGGGAACTCCGTCAGATGGAGGGTTACGAAATGGATAGCCAGCAGTATGCCGAATGGCGTCAGCGTAACCTTGCAGAGATGGATGAGCATCAGCGTGAAATCCTTCTCCGGCAAGAGCAGGCGGCCCAGCAGAATCTTGATGCGATTATTCAGTCCGGGCAGCTCGAATCGGAAACCACGGAGGAATACAATGCTCGCGAGATTGCCGCACGGAAGGCTCTGTATGATGCCACTAAGAACACCAACTCACAGATTGTGGCGAATGAGCAGGCAAAGGCTCAGGCGATGAAAACCATCACCTCGTCGTTGACAAGTATGCTTAACACTCTCGGAGAAAGCAACGAAGCCTTCGCCAAGATGTCGAAAATCATCACCCTCGCTCAGATTGCCATTGATACCGGTAAGGCCCTGTCGGCAGGTATCGCATCTGCATCGTCAATGCCTTTCCCTGCCAACATCGCCGCCATTGCCACAACGGTTGCAACCGTTCTTGCCAACATCGCAACGGCAGTTTCTACCGTCAAATCTGCCAAGTTCGCTCAGGGTGGTAAGGTCAACGGTCCCGGCACTGGAACGAGCGACAGCATTCCGGCAATGCTCTCCAACGGGGAGTTTGTAATGACCGCCAAAGCCACAAGGATGTTTGAACCTGTCCTTATGGCCATGAACAACATCGGCAAAGGTGTGCCGATGCAGGTGGTCAATTCCTATCGAGAGGTTGAGGCCAATGAATCTCTGACTACGTCGTTTGAAACGGCCGCTAAAGAAATCCGTCCGGTAGTATCAGTAGTGGAGATTACCGAGGCGGAAAAGCGTGTAGAAACTATTGAGTCGCTTGACAACTACTAAGCCATGAAGAATTACGAGATACTGAAAATGAACGCAAGCCTTCTTCAGCTCTTGAGCAAGAATGGCGTTAGTGTCAACGATGTCAACTATCTTGATGTCTTTGACGAGTTTATGGAAATGAAAAAGCAAGGGCTGAAGGTGAGATACATCGCCTTGACCCTTGCTGACAAGTATGGGATGACAGACCGTTCAATCTTCAAGATTGTGAAACGGATGAGTCAGGAATCGTCATTGTGACCAGCGGTTTGCCGAAAGCCTTGATGGTGTCCTCGCTGTCCCGTCCGGCAATGGCTTTGCCCATGGCCTGTTCGATACGATCAAGGAGCCTGATGGCCCGGTCTATTATGAAACCGTCAAAGTCGTCTGCTTTAAGAATGTCGTAGTCAATTTTGTGGGACGATATTGCCTCACACATCTGCAATTGCGTAAGCCCCTTGTTAGCCATCGTACCGATGTATTCGCTTGGCGCACGACCACCGATGGAACGATTGGTGCTGGCATAGATTGGGGTCTTGTTGATGACCGAGTTCCAGAATAAAGAATCGTAGCCCTGCTGTTCGCAATAGTTCCTTGGGAAGATATGGTGAATGTCGGTACTCTCGTCGAGATAGGTCGCAATATCCATTTTGTCTGCACTCATAAAGTCAAGCGGAGAATCCTGGAGTATGATGCCCATTACCCCGTTGTAGGCGGCAGAGTTGCGGGTTTGCATAGTCAGCAGTCGCCGGGGTTGGAAACTGGCTCTCGTTACAGTGTCTGGAACACCGTTGCCCGCGATTTGGTCAAAGACCCCGATAATATCAAGGGCGTACCTTGATTCGTTGGCTCCCCCGTAAAGTTCGCCGAACACACCGCACCAATACCAGTGTGCGAGAATATCCTTGTTCGTCTGGATGGCAAGATTGATGTTGGCGATTTCAGCAAAAGCGAATATAGCCGCAAGAGGTACCAACTGTGACGTATATGGAAGGTTTTGAGCAGTGAACACGCCTTGGTTGATAAGGAAGCTTGCAGCCTTGATGAATCCCGATACAAGAGCATTCCGATTGGCTTTGTAATCGGCCAGTTCAAGTTTCAGCACATCACGTTTCTTGCATGAGACAACCCCGGAACCACATCTGTACTGCCTATAGCTGACAAGGAGTGCCATTGCAGTTAGAAAGTTGGTGTTTTCCACCACTTTGAGCAAGCCTCCCTGCTTGGAGTTAGTGAATGTCTTGGAGATGTTCTCCCAGTCGTTGCGGAGATTGAACTCGTCAGCGGCAAAGGTTGCAGTCACAAGCTCAAAGACTGTCAGCTTTACGCCGCCGGTGTTCACGTTCTCGAAGATTTGGCAGACCGCCTCCTTGGAAGTGTCCTTGCTGACAGTTATGACCGGGATCTTGTAGGAGATGATATTGGAAAGCACCTCGGCATCAAAACGGTCAAACAAGTCAAGAATATCCTCCCCATGGTAGCGGGCAAGCCCGCGTTCCCATTTCCTAATCTCCGATGAGGTCAGGGTGATGTTCAAAGGGAACATCAGATTCTTGTATTCCTGTTCGGTGGTAGTCAGGTCAAGAGTAACATCCCTGCCGATGTTGTCGGTACGGATTTTCTTCTCGTTGATTGATACGATAGCATCAAGTCTGTCCTCGTTAGGGTCGAGTGCTTTGCGTATGTCGAGATAGTAGTAACGCTGGATTTTCTTTTCCCGGCTCGTAGGCTGACAAGTCTGAACTGCATCCTGGCTTTTGAAAACCTGAAAGAGTGTAGTCAGTCGTTGCTGGCCATCAAGGACGAGATAGTCGGGGGCAACTGCTTTGGATTGGTCGACCCCCGTAAATGTTCGGTGAGTGAATCGCACCGTCCCGCCTCCCGTTTCAAGGAACATGGCTGCTCCCATAGGAAAGCCGGAAGATATGGATTCGATGAGTTTACAGATTTTCTCATCGTCCCAGACCCATGAGCGTTGAAAGTCCGGGAGCTGCGCTTTCCCGCTTTCGACAAGACTCAGGAGGTCTGTCAAATCACGGTCGTTGGAATGGACTGCCATAATCAGAACCCGTCAGTGAAACTGCCCTTTTTGTCGGTTGCAACAGCCTCGGTTAGAAGTTTGTATTCCTTTGCAAGGAAGCCGGAGATTTTGTCTTTCTTCCATTCCTTTTCATAGTTGGTGTCGCCGTTCAGCTCAATCCTTATCTTTGCTATGCCGGAGAGTAACTGCTGTATCTGCTCGGGCGTCAGGGCATACGCGGCATTGAGTGTGAAGGTCTTGACAATGATGCCACCGACACTCTTCACGTCTCCGATATTGTCGGAGAGGGTCTTGTTGGAAAACTCTGTAAGGGTAAGCACATCGCCGCCGGTTGTCTTGATGAGCATCCTTGCCCCTGCCGGAGCTGAAATAGGTTCGCTCGATGTCAGTGTCGCGTCAAGGAAATACTGAACATTATCTCCTTCGACTGATGCGGACATACCCAGCGAGAGTACCACTTTGTCGGACATGCTACGGAATGGTTTTGACTCACAAGTCACGAGCCGTAGGCCGGAATCCATTACCCGGTCATCGACTATCTTCTGCGCGGACGCTGATGCCGTCACAAGCAGCAGGGTCAGAAAATAAATTACTTTTTTCATGCGGTAAGTATTTGGTTTTGTTTGTTTCTACAATACCACCCGCCGCGACACAACAAAAGCGTGGACTGACTATGCACTTCCGAGGTATCGCCAAACACCTGTCTTACACGCACAAGTTAGTCCACGCTAAAGCGCAGACGCTAACCGTTTGCTCGTGTAAGACTGGGTTTGAAATTGGCGATTTCGGAAGTAGCCTACAAGCTAACGCTTATGTCTTTGTCAGAGTTCTCCGAAACGGAGGACAGCCGACGAGTATAATCAAGCGCAAAGGTAATCAAAAATACTGAAATGAGGCTGATTATGTCTAAAGAAATTTGCGTATTTGATAATGATTTTTGCCATGTGAGGCGAAACTATCTGGTACTAAATTTGGTTATATAAATAATTATTGCTAACTTTGCATTACCAACTTAAACATCAAAGAATGAGTAAGAAAGAAAAATTGGTCGCAAGACTGTTGACATATCCGAAAGACTTTACCTATGACGAGATGAGGTCGCTCCTAAGCTCTTGGGGATTCGAGGAAAGGTCAAAAGGTAAGACTTCCGGCTCACGAGTTGAGTTCGCAAGGGGCAATGATACGATATTGCTTCACAAACCCCACCCGAACAATCAGCTCAAGCCATATCAGTTGCGCCAGATTGTCACTGTATTGAAAACTCTAAAACTTATATAATATGGGATACATGAAATATAAGGGCTACACTGGCTCAGTGGAATACAACCCCGAAGACGGGTGCCTGTTCGGTCAGGTGCAGGGACTTCATGGAACTCTCATCTCCTACGAAGGAGAGTCGGTAGAGGATATTCGTCAGGACTTCGAGGGAGCGGTTGACGATTATCTCGTCAGCTGTCAGGAACGAGGTATTGCCCCGGCAAAACCTTATAGCGGTAAGCTCAACCTCAGAATGCCCTCAGAACTCCATGCCGCCATTGCTATGGCAGCATCATCCGCCGGCACCACGATTAACGATTTCATTAATCGCTCAATGAGTGGGGTTGTTCATCTGCAAACAAATTGAGGTAAGACGCATGCAGTCGATACCCCTCAGTTGATTGTCAAAACCTAAAGAATGAGGCGTACTCGTCAGGGTACGCCTTTTGTTTTGCGTGAATGATAATAATAGCAATGATTTTATAATATCATAATTTGCGTAAATGATAACTTTGGCGTAACTTTGCATTAACGATGGTTCGTGATTATGGCCATCGGAATCAATCACAAAAGACAGCATACCGCATGAAAGATTTGGTAGTGTTAATCACTGCTTGTGGCGCACAGTTCGCTCCCGGCTTGGTCGCCTGTTTGAAAGACAACGGGGAAAGGAAAATTCGGCTCGTTGGTGTCGATATGGAGTACGATTATTCTCTGTTGGACTTGTATGACTGTGTCTATGAAATTCCCAAAGTAAATGAAGATGGCTATGTCGATGCAATCCTGGATGTCTGTAAGACCGAAAGCGTCGACGTCCTTCTGCCCGTGATGTCCGCCGAACTTCTTATGTTGCTTGACCGCAAAGATGATTTTGACCGCATCGGCACAAAGCTCGCCATCAACGACCGAGACTCCATCACTATTTGTACGAATAAGATGATGCTCTATTATTGCATGAGGTGTTTCGGCATCGAGCCTCCCAAGTTCTATCCTGTCCGCCGCGCCTCCGACCTTGCCAGGGCGTGTAAGGCCGTAGGTTATCCCGAATACCCGGTATGTGTCAAGGCTACCCAATTAAGCGGTAGCCGAGGGGTCAGAATCATTGACCCCGCAAAGTCCCGATTTGACATTCTGTTCGGAGAAAAGCCTAACTCTCTTTACACTACCCTTGAGGATTTGCAGGCTACGCTCAATGAACGACCCGAGATGCCCGAGATGATGGCGATGGAGTATCTGCCCGGAGCCGAGGGGTCGTTGGACTTGATTGCCGAGAATGGTAAAATCCTCTACTATGGTTATCGGGAGAGCAATGTCAACCTCGCAAGCATACCACAGGAGGCAACCTTTGTGGAGAATGAGGAGGCATTTCAAATCGCAGAGAAGATAATCGGCAAGCTGGGGCTGACCGGATGTGCAGATCTTGATTTCAGATACAACCGAGACGGCCATCCTGTTCTTATGGAAATCAATCCACGGACAGCAGCCACGATGCGGATTTTCAAAGAGGGCGGTCTGAATCTCCCTTACCTACGCATAAAGCAGGAGTTAGGCGAAGAACTCCCGGCAGTCCACGTTACCTTTGGAATAAAGATGCACCGCCGGTATCTTGAAATGTTTTCACGATAGTCAACCACGAAAAAGCATAAGACCAATGGAAAAAGCCCGCAAGAAGATATTAGTGATAGCTCCCCACGCCGACGATGAAGTCCTTGGGTGTGGAGGCTATCTACTACATCAGAAACAGCAAGGAGCGGAGATAGGTATTGTCATCGGCACCATTGGCGGGGCCGACAAAAGACAGAACATCGTCAAGCGCAGAGAAGAACTTGAATCAGTCTGTAAGGCCCTCGATGCCTCGTTGGAGATATTGTTCTTCAATAAGGACGCCCTGATGGATACTGTCCCGTCCTATGACATCACAAGAAGGCTGGATGAACTGATAGACCAGTTCCGACCCGATGAGGTCTTCATAAATTATCGCAGTCTGCACCAGGACCACATAAAGATGTATGACTGCGCCCTTGCTTCAATCCGACTGCGTGAGGGCTACACTCCCAAGATGGTGGCCTTGTACGAATATCCATTTGCAGCCACGCACATTGGCTCCATTGGTGGAGGCTACTTGTATCACGACATCTCGGACTGCATCGAAGAAAAGGTTGCTCTGTTTGAGAAATACGCCACCCAGATCCGTGAATCACCCTCTCCACTCAATCGGGAGGGCATAAAGGCTCTTGCCCGCATCCGGGGTGTGGAGTGTGGCGTGGAGTATGCCGAGAAGTTCTACATTCAGAAGATAATTATGTAAGCTATGGAAAAGTACGATTATCTCATAGTCGGCGCCGGGTTGTCGGGAGCAGTCCAGGCTTATGCGAAAGGCTCAATGCAAGGTGCTCGCGTCCTCGTCCTTGAAAAGCGGCCGCATATCGGAGGCTTCTGCTACACCAAGTCAGAGCATGGGATCGAGGTTCACAAGTATGGCGCACATATCTTCCGCACCGACCGCAAGGACGTGTGGGATTTTGTAAATGGCATCTGCGAGTTTGAACCGTTTGTCAATTCCCCGGTTGCCAATTTCCGAGGCGAGTTGTATAACCTGCCTTTCAACATGAACACGTTTTACGCCTTGTTCGGGACGACATCTCCGGAAGATGCAATGGCAAGGATAGCAGCCGAAAGAGTTTTGCCATCTTCCGGCGTTTGTGCAAATATGGAAGAGGCGGTTCTCGCCCAGTGTGGTCCCACTATCTATGAGAAATTGATTAAGGGTTACTCCGAGAAACAATGGGGTCGCCCGTGTTCAGAACTGCCGGCCGACACTATGGCCCACATTCCGATGCGCATGACCTTTGACAACAACTACTACAATGTCAAGTACCAGGGCATCCCCGTCGTTGGCTACACGGAGTTCCTTGAAAGGCTCATGGAACAATGCGACAAATATCTGAAAAGCGATTTCTTCTCTGCACGCAAGTATTGGAAAGAGCAAGCTCACCACATCATCTACACCGGCCGCATAGATGAATACTTTGATTTTTGCTTTGGTGAGCTTGAATACCGTTCAGTCCGCTTTGAGGAAGAATGGTTGCCGTCGGTAACCAATAAGCAGGGCGTGGCCGTGGTGAATTACACCGACAGAGAGCCGGCGTACACACGAAGCATCGAGCATAAGCATTTCCTGCGGTCGCAGTCAAAAGTCCCCGGCACACTCATCTCGTATGAGTATCCGTCATTGCCTAACAAGCATTGCGCTCCGATTTACCCTGTTTTGAATGAAAAGAATCTCTCTCTGCTGGCTCGTTATCAAGAGTTGGCCGCAAAAGAAACGGGAGTCACGTTCTTTGGTCAGCTGGCTGAGTACAAGCCCTATGCGATGAGTGAACTAGTCGAAAGAATATTATGAGCGAAGAAAAGCCAGCAAGAAGAATCGAGGTCGTCAATCGGCCCGTGTCCGTATTGAAGGACGAGCTTGGCAATCCCCGAAAGATTACCAAGAAGAAAGCCTCTGAATTGCAGGAGTCCCTTGAACAGTTAGGGGACTTCGGTATTATTGTTATCGACGAGAACGACAACATCATTTCCGGCCACCAGCGAGTAGATGCCCTGCAAGGTCTGTATGGCGACGAGCATGAAGTCCTCTGCAAACGTCTTGTCGGATATAGCAAGTCAGAGCTGAAAGCCATTAACATCAAAGCCAACACCCATTCCGGCGACTGGGACTTAGACAAGCTCGCAGAGTGGACGGCCGACCTCCACGTCGACCTCGGTCTCGACCTCCACGATTCACTCGACCCGCACGAAGATGTCAAGATTAAGGACATGGAGCTGATACCTTACGAGAAGTATGACTATGTGATGATAGTATGCCGCAGTGAGGTCGACTACATGAATCTGACCCAGACCCTGGGGCTTGACGGCAAGAAGGTTGTCGTATGCAAGACCAAGACCGGGCAGAGAAAGATTAAGGCCCGCGCCATTTGGTATGACCAGATGCCCGCGACAATAGTTCCGAAAGGAGGTATGAATGAAACCGATTAACATCCTGCTGACCTGCTCGTCCTTTCACGCGGTAGGTATCATAGATTGTCTGAAGAACAATCCCGACAACGTTCCCGTCAAGGTCATAGTGACCAACTGCAACGTCGCTGACCTCCCTCCGTCAGAGTATTGCGACTACATGTATGTCGTGCCCCGTATCAATGAGGAAGACTATATTCCCCGCCTGCTGGAGATTTGCAACGTCCATTCGGTTGACGTGATATTCCCCACGTCCTCCCGGGAGCTTGAGGTGATGGCCCGAAACCACTATATCTTTGCATCGCGCGGCATTAAGGTTGCCGTATCATCTCTTGAGGCTGTTCTCATTGCTGGCGACAAGGTAAAGACGTGGGAGAAATTCTCCGACGTTATGCCTTTCCAAGTCGTAGCCGACAATGCTTCCGATGTCCTTGATTTCTCCCGTCGGGTCAAAAACATCTGCTGTAAGGCCACGAATCTCTGCGGAGGTCAGGGATTCGCCGTTGTCGATGACAAGAAATGCACCGACGTGTCATATTTCCACGCTTGTGGCAAGAAACACTACATCAACCTTTGGCAGCTGTGTCATGCGGTAGAGGAAAGCTTCGTGCCGATGATATTGCAAGAGTATCATCCAGGAATGGATTTCTCCATCCTCGCTATGGCCGTCAACGGCAAAATGACCCATTGTTGCGGCTGTTATGGAACCAAGCTGGAGTTCGGAGCCATCATCGAGGGCGAGATTGGTATGAGTCCATACGCCAAGGAGATTGCCGAGCTGGTCATCAAAGAGCTCGGAATCGACGGCATTGTAGGTTTTGATTTCATACTCTGCCCCTACGGCAGGGCATTGCTGATAGACATCAACCTACGGGTGACTGCCTCGGCCCAGTTCTATGCCAAGGCCGGTGTCAACATTCCATGGCTCCAGGTTCTTCATCTTCTCGGAGAAGACATAAGCAATATCAAATGTGAGATAGACTACGGATTGGTTATGTCAAAGTATTTTGCGGCCCGCTACTATAAGTTATGACTGCCATGGAAAGATTCTCTGTTCTGATTCCGTCACTGTCACCCAAGAAGTTTGATTTAATAAGTTGCTTCACTGATAACGACGATGGCGCCACCGTAGATGTCTATTGCTCAAACTGCAACGGTGCCGATTTGCCTCCCTGCATCCCGGAGTCAAGACGTCTTGTGGCTCCACGGAACGACAGCCCCGAATATGTCGGATGGATACTGACTACCTGTAAGGAGAGGCATATCAACATCGTTCTCCCGCGACTGACAAGCGAGCTTGAATTGTTCGCCGCCAATAAGTCTTTGTTTGATGCAGCCAGCATTAAGTTGGCGGTGTCCGACCTCCCGGGCCTGACGATTGCCAACAATAAGACGGAGATGTATCGTAGATATCCTCATCTTATGCCGGAGCAAGAGGTGGCACACACCTCGGCGGAGGTACGGGATTTCTCATTACGCCATGGATCGTTCTGCTGCAAGCTCCCTGACTCCGCCGGCTCGGTTGGTTTCGCCATTGTCGATGATGACCTCTGTGATGACGTTACCCTGTTCCACGCCTACGGATATAAGCATTACATCTCCCTCGACCATCTGTGCCGCATCGTTGACAATCAGAACCACGATTATATCCTTCAGGAGTATGTCAATGGCCTCGACTATTCGGTGAGCCTGATTGCCGACAATGGTATTGTTTCCCACATGGTAGGTTATGTAGGTTATGAGATGGACTACTCCTGCATCACCTACGGCGAGATTTTGCCTAATTTGAAAGCCTACGCCATTGCCAAGCAGATTGTGGGAGACCTCGGTCTGAGCGGCATTGTCGGGATTGACTTCATTCTTATGCCCGATGGTAACGTAAGGCTCCTGGAGGTCAATCCGCGTATGACTGCATCGCTCCCATTTGTCGCTAAGGCCGGCTGTAATATGCCCTATTTGCTCTGCAAGCAACTCATGGGGTATGACATTCACAATGACGGCAGAACTGTCCGTAACGGGCTTAAAATGCGTTTACACCATGTCGCAGAATATTTCGTTTAACATCTATGTTATGTCGTATCGGCGTTCAGACGCCATACTGACCAAAAGTCTGTTTCATCAATGCACCTATGTAGTGCGTGAGTTTGAGGCAGACGCATACCGCAAGTCCGGCGTTACCGATATGCTTGTCATCCCCAATAACGCCAAATTGGAATGTGGTGAACCAGTCAAGGATTTTATGACCACGTTCCATTGGATTGTGGAGAACACTACGGAGGACGTCATAGCGATTCTCGATGATGACCTCAAGACCTACAAATATCGCCGCGATGTGGCCATAGACATCTACGATGAGCTGGAGAATCCCAAAGATGTAGTGGAAGATGAACTGCTCCGTCTGGCTCAACTGCTCGTCGACTTGAATTTGGGTTTCCTATTCACGCAACCAGCGTATCAGCTCTACAACTATACTCAGGAGTTCTGCTTTAAGGGAATGACCGGCTCCACCCGAATAGTCAACAAGGCCGCATGGAAATGTAAGTACGTTCCCGGAGATGATGCCATGTCCGACATCGACATGGTGTATCAAGAACTGCTGATGAACCGTATAGTCCTTCAGCCCCGATATTTCCACGGAGTTACACCCCCCACGCTCTTGAATAAAGGCGGCACAGAAGATTCCTCATCATCGGAGAAATTGTTCCGCATCGCCATGAAGAATAAGTGGGGTCGGTACTACAATTTCGACTTTAAGAAGAACCAAACGACAATTAACGTAAAACGATAACAAGTGACTGATTCTCAGCGTGTTAAATTTGCATAACTCACTTATTATGAGTAACTTTGCTTACTGAATATAAACAAAAACGAAATGTCAAATATGCTGTTTACACGCAATGGGCATAATATGTTCGATGTTTCCTCGCTTATCCAAAAAGCGTTGAGACGAGGGGACATGGAGTTCGCCTGTTATGCCGCACACGAGATGATGTGGAAATACCGTCCGTATCTATGGACGAGGCTATTCATTACATCTGCCGAGGATTGTTATGATCCAGTTTCAGGCAGAATCCTATATCTTCGGAAGAAAGATTACGAAATATCAGATGCAGAGGACACACGATACCTGTCCGAAGCCATCAACTTGCTTGTCAGGACACGGAAGAACCGTGATGCAGACTATTTCGCCTGCAACTTCGTATGTTCCAAAGACAAGAGGGATTTTCCGATGGGTAGCACTCAGCTTGTAACTCGTCACGGCCACGACCTCCGTGAAATGACTATAGCTTTGAAGAAGGCGATATTCGATTTCGACGAGGAGAACATCGGCTACATCTGTTGCGAGATATGGTGTTGGTACAAGCGTTTGTTCTGGGTGGTAGCCAAAGGAGTTGCCAAAGACCTCGGCTCCGGCATTCTGATGAGGGAGATAAATGCCCTTATGGAGATCGATATGACAATGAACACGAAGAACAGCACTTGGATTTATATGTGCAAGGCAATAGTGCTGTTTCTCCATTGTCTTGACCTCGGAACGTGCGACATCTTCTCGTACCCCGATATGAGGTATATAGAGGACGTGCTAAAGTACAGTCAGATTCGGAATTTGCCCGAGTACACCTATGACTGCCACACACGGAAAGGCAAGGCGATGGGTAAGACCGTGTTTGATTTCAGAATCTCGGAGCAGACCTCGTTACGTCCCCATATTCAGGGGTTATATGACGACCTCGAATGGGCCAATTCCACCAAGTGGAATGCAGAGGGACGCGGGGAGGATTACAACACTCCTAAGCTTCCGAAGAAAGTCCTTGAGGACGCAAACAATGGGCTGTTTCCATCATCTTTGTTTGACTGATTATGATTACCAACGAGATAGAGACACCGACCTATGTATATGATGTCGAAGCGTTCCGAAAGAATGTAAAAGACGTTCAGTTCCTGATAGGCATACAATACCCTAATTTCCGGCTGGGATATAGTTACAAGACTAATTATTGCTCTGTATTTCTACGCGAGGCAAAGACCCTCGGCCTATATGCCGAAATAGTGTCACCCCAGGAATATGATATGGCTCTCCGCAACTTTGTTTTCCAAGAGGACATCATCTACAATGGCGTGATAGATGATTTTCCTAACAAAGTAGCTGTTGCGTTCCATGGAGGCATCGTCAATGTCGAGAATATGATTGAGTTTAGAAAGTTCGTAGATTACACCAACAATGTTCAACGGACACTCTCAATCGGAGTGAGAGTCAACTTTGATTTGGAGAACGGGTTGACCTCTCGTTTCGGTATCGACGTATGTAGCCCGGACTTTGAATGGCTCTGCAATCCGTTCAATCATCCGTTCCTCGATATTGACTGTGTTCATTTTCAATTCGGAGGCTCCGGCGGCGGCCTACGGACACCCGAAATGTTCCGTAAGAGAGTGCGTAAGTGCGTCGAGATTGCCAAGAGGTTAGGAGCAAGAAAGGTTGACATCGGGGGCAATATCATGGGCCGTCTTGATGCCGACTATCTCCGGCAACTGCCATATGAGGCTCCGACAATGGAAGAGGTCTGCACCGCTATCGGCCAGGAAATGAAACGGGCCTGTCCGAAAGGAGATATAATGCTGATTGCGGAATGTGGCTCTGCTCTCGTCACCAATGCTATGCACCTCCTTACTACCATTACGAACGTGAACGTGATACGAGGTAAGACCTTCATAACTTGTGATTGTCGTAGACCGGATGCCGGGTGGAGTGCCAACCGCTATGATCCAAGCCACGGATATTATGGCCGGCAGAAATCGTTTGTTGAAGACGCCATTGTCTGCGGGTGTGAATGTCGGGAGGAAGATGTTCTACTGCGAAAGTACACCGGACCGGCAGACATCGGTGGAATACTGGTACTCCGCAATATCGGAGCATACTCGTACAGCATCGTCAATGATTTCATCACTCCCGGTTGCCGTAGGACAATCGACATTGAAGATTTCCATGAAATGATGCGATAATAGTTCCGGGAATAGATAGTGGCGTTGTCTTTCTGATGGAAGCAACGCCATTGTTATATACCCTAATTTGCACCTTAGATAATGCGTGATTCCACCGCAAAAAATCTGCGTAAGTTACTGAAATTAATGGATTAACGCATTGTTATTCAGTAACTTATAGTTATCTTTGCATATACAAAAACACCTCAAAGATATTAGTATATGACGAAGAAAGATATGAAATTCAGCCGCCGTTCTATAATGAACCACATATATCGTGAAATCTCCGATATGACGTCCCACATCTACAAGAATGACGATTGGGGCGCAGTAGATCTCCTCTGCAAGAAAATCAGAAGCTGCATGTCGGCCGTCGATGATGCTCTGACCCTCACAGTTTCTGTGCATGACGGCGGCTACCGCACATCAAAAGATGGTATGAGCCATAGCAAGGAATACACTCTCTCAATAGAACATGACGGTCGGGAAATCATCGGTGGAGTGCTAACCGCACACGCCGCCGGCAGTGTTGCCGACCCTTTTAACAGATATGATATGACAGTTGTTCTTTGGAACGCATAAACCGAAAAAGATATATGAACGCAGTACGACGTAAAGAAATCTCGAGAGCGCTTGAAAAGCTTGAAGAGGCAAAGTCAATCCTTGAGGCAGTCAAGGAGGAAGAAGAAAATGCTTACGAAAATCTCCCCGGAGGCATTCAAGACAGTGAAAGAGGAGAAAGAATGCAGGAGGCCATTGACAGCCTTGATTCGATGCTTGATTCCATCGACGAGGCGATAGATTCCGCTGACGAAATAATCGGATAAACCATGACGTATATCGAAATCGAACAGTGAACTATGAAAGTATTCCTCCTATATTCCGGCAATGCGTGGCTTAACAATAGCAGCCTGCAACTGCTATCCGTCTGCACCTCGATTGAAAGAGCCTGCGAGTTGGCGAAAGTTCACTCCCAAGAGGGGCGTGAACCACTGACTGAAGAAGATGAGTCCGAACTTGACTGCAACCATCAGACTTACGGACGCGATGAGAACTACCTAATTTGTGAGACGAATACCGATGAGCAGGATTGGTAATTCATATTTTGCATCAAAGATAACGTAAAAATCTGCGTAAAACGCTGAAAATAAATGTGTTAATATTTTGTCAATCAAATTATTATAGGTAACTTTGAATATCCAAAAACAACCTCTTAAATAATAACAAAATGAAACAAATGACTAAAGAACAAGCTCAGTTACTCCGGACTGTGATGTTTGAAGCACTCACCGACGGTAATGGAAAAGCCGAATGGCCGATGAGCTTGACAGATATGATTCTACGTCAGATAGAATACAAGCGCAAGAAAATCGAAGAAATGAAGGCGCATGGATATGAGGACTTTGTGGAAGAAGACCTCAAGGAAGTTGCAGACCTCACCAACCTGCTCGAAGTTGTTGAATAAGAGACTTAGGTCTGTTTGTATGCAAATAAGATAAACTCTAATAAGTAACCAGTATGGACGAAAAAATCGTAAAAGCGCTATACACTGATATAGCCACAAAAGACCCCGTCCGACCATTGATGACGGGAGTCCACTTCGAGGAAAAGCGTTGCTACGCTACCGATACAAAAGTTTTGGTCATCTACAACGAGGGTGACAGCCGCTTTGCCGGAAAGACCCTCTCGCCGACGGGTGAAGAACTCCACGGGAACTATCCCGCCGTTGACCGCGTAATTCCTAAGACGGAGACAAATCTGTTCAAGGGAGACAAGGCACAGCTCTACCGGGCACTCGTATGGTGGGGCAAGCAGAAGGACTCTCACCCCGACGACCGTGTTGTCATCGGTGACCAGACGTTCACCATCTCCGTTCTGAAGAGACTGCTCTATATGTTCAGTCTGACAGTCGAGTTCGGCACCTCCAAACTGTGGCTGAATGAGCAGGCACGACCCGCCAAAATCGTCAGCGAACACTTTACAGCCATCATCATGCCCTGCCAGCCCACGCCGGAAGAAGACATAGATGACGTCCGCAGTTTTGAGTCGCCGGTGTCGGTATCGTATGCCAACCTCATCAATACCTATGCCCTTGAAAGCACCAAGCCGAAAGAGGCAACACCGTCAGCCTTTGATTGGCTGAAATAAGTCTAACCCAAAGAACGAAAAAAGATATGTACCAAGTAAGAGACATTAAGCTCGCTGAAATAACGACCAGCGCACTCAACCCGAGAAAGACATTCGACCAGACCGAAATCGAGGAGCTGGCTCAGAGTATCAAGGAGAACGGCCTTATCAACGCCATCACGCTCCGCAAGATAAAAGGCGAGAACGGCATCAAGTATGAGGTAGTCTGTGGTGAACGACGCTACCGCGCAGTCAAGTTCCTCGGACAAGAGACCATTCAGGCCGTCGTCAAGGAACTCGACGACAAGCAAGCATTCGCCTGTATGGTCATTGAGAACCTGCAACGCGCGAACATCGATCCGCTGGAGGAAGCGGCAGCTATCCGCTACCTCTACAAGGAGAGCGAAGTTCCAATCAAGGAAATCGCCAAAATTATCGGCAAGAGCCAGAGTTTCGTTGTCAACCGCATTCAGTTGAACAACATCTCTGACGAGTTCGTCGCCCTGCTCCGGGAGGGGGTTGTCAACCTGTCCCACATTCAAGAAATCGCAAAGCTGACCAAAGAACAGCAGGCCACGTTACTCGCCAGTTGTTTCCAACCGGCGCAGATAGAACGCTGGGGGTTCAAGTCGCTCTCTGTCGACATCATCAAGGAGTGGATCGACGAACATGTTATGTGCCACATCGTGACAGCTAAGTTCGACCCCGCAGACGATACCTACAAGGCTTGCAAGGCTTGTGTCGGCTGCAGGTTCAACACCGCCTCCCGTGCCTCGTTCAAGGACACCGACAATCCACGGTGCATGAAACAAGAGCTGTTCCGTGCCAAGAACCAGGAGGCTATTCTTCGCCAGGCCAAGAGCCTCGGTTTCCCGGTGGTGTACGTCGGCACTTCGGAAGAGAACAAGAATATCATCGCCGCCGCCCAGGAGTTCCTGCTCTATCCCCAGCCCCTCGGCAAGCGAGAATATCTTGTCGAGCCAACGCCGCCGGCAGATGACAGCGACCCCAGCGACAAGCGTTACCAAAAACGTCTCGCCAACTATGAACGAGTAAGGGCCGTGTTTGAAGACAACATCAACGCCGGCATCGTCATCAAGGTTTTCGAGGTCAGCTACAACGGCATCCTCTCCGGCGAGGTCAAATACCTGTTCAATCTGCAATCCGATGAGGTGGGCCACGTCGACGAGACCGATACAGTCAAAGCCGAACAGCTCTCGATGTATAAAACCGAACTGCGGGCCGTCGGCGAAGCCAGACAAGTGGAACGAGTAGAACGTCAGAGGGCGTTCATGGAGACGGTTTCCTATTCCGATAAGAAAGAGTCGTGGGACGATACCGAGGAGAATATATTCCTCGCTCTAATTGTCAGTCGACTGCCCCAGGAGTTCCGAAAGAATATCGGCATGGACTATGAAAGTGCCGTTGACATCACGACCGCTTTCGATAAGCTGGCAGCCAATAAGAACGCCATCTTGCGTGAGTTCATACGCACGATGCTCTCTGACAAGTCCGTCGGCTACTCGACAGGGTTCGCCTCGCTCCTCGATCTTGCTCTCCGCCACAACTTCGGGGCAGATGTGGAGGCTATCGACACAAAGCTGTCTGAAGACTATGACCAAAAGTGCAAAGACTATGAGGCCCGTATCGCCGAACTTGAATCTGAACTACGGGCCAAGAACGCACCGCTCCCCGAAGATGTTTCCCATTCGGAAGAAACGACTGAGGTCGCTCAGGACGCAACAGAAGAACAGCCTCAGCCGGAGGCTGTAGTAGCATAAGCCATCATTGCACCGAAAATATCGGGTTGGTTGCAGGTCAGCCTCCCGATATTTTTATTGTAAATAATTGCGTAAGGCGTTGAAAATAAATGTGTTAACGCATTGCCATTCAGATTATTATTGTTAACTTTGAATATCCAAAAATACAACAATCTCAAACGAAAACGATGTTGAAAATGAAAGTTAACAAGTCAAAGTTATTCAAAATAGCCTATGCCATCCTCCGCAAGGCCCAGGCTCCTTCGTTCTCCGATGCTCTTAAAGCGGCGTGGAAAGCGATGAAGATATACACCCGTATGCTCACCGGAAAGGTTGAGTTCACGTTCCGCAAGGTCAACGGTGAAATCCGCAATGCTGTCGGAACACTCTCCAATCTCGACTACGTTGCCACTGGCACCGGCAGTCAGTCTGACAAGAATGAAGATGTTATCTGCTTTTGGGATTGCGAGAAGAACGCATTCCGCTCGTTCAAGGCATCAACTCTCATCTAAGTAAGAAAATATGGACGAGCTTAAAAGACAGCATAACGAGGCAGTCCTCAATGCTTGGAATAGCATTTGCGATTGGTGCAAAAAGAATCTCGCTGAAAAGGTTCCCGGTGGAATGGTAGTCCACTTTCCCTTTACTCCTTATGTGTGGAAAGCATTTGCCGTAACACAAGAGGGGGACGTTCAACTCCACATTGGGCCCCATGGAAATAGCAGTGAATATGTCTATCTACGGGACAGACAGATTGAGTTCGCATTATTATCGTGTTGCAGTCGCGATGACAGCATCTATTCGCATTTCTACGACAACGATAAGAAACCGCACAGGACGAATGAGCAGTATGCCAGGGGTGGGAAAAGGGGTATCATGTTATGTTCTCATCAGGTGTCCCTTGACCGCATAGAGGATGTCGTATTCCAATGGCAGTCGCTGAAAGCCGAACTGCTCCAAATAGTAGAGAACGAAAACAAGTTGAAGAATTTCCAAGTCTGAACCCATGAGAAAAGAATATAGCTACGAGGACGTAGAGGTCGCCTGTAGGACTCAAAACGGCGGCAGGAATAGATTGATATGCAATCGCACAATAAACGGCCAGAAATGTGTTTGTTTCGCCAAAGAGGTCATTCTCGGTGATACTCGCTATTGGAACCTCCATTACCGAATCGACGGCGAGGCACCGGCCCAGTTCAACAGTCTCGTCAACGAAATGTACGAAATCGCCCACGCTAAGTCTGTTGAACTTTACAGCAAGGGTGTCCTCGTAATCCTTTGGTCGTATTGACCCAATAAAGTATGCAAGTAAGATGATCAGAATCTCAGTTTACAGAAACAAGCAAAAGTTGTACGGACGAATGTTCGACAACATCTCCGAGGCGTCGGCCTATGTATTCGGAGCGTTAGACCTCATTACAGAGGTGGATAGCTCCCCGGTCAAAGAACTTTCCATTGAGAGTATAGAGGGTGCTATTGAGTCTGCTATTACCAACAATAATGTTGCTCACTTTGGCACACAGCAAGACGCCGCTGCCTCGCAATTCCTGGTGGTAGTATATGACGGTGACAGTTTCTTCCAAGACCCCGAAATATGAGACTGACCGAAGAACAGATACAAGCCATCATCGATGACATTGTGTCAAAGATGGAAGATGTTATCGAAGACCCCTGCAACGGAGATTTTTCGGACTTTGAATGTTATGAGGACGAGTATGGCCACTGCTATGATTTCGGCTCGCATACATTTGATTCCGAGCTGGAGGAAATCTGTCTCGATGGCCTCCCCGGAATATCCCCCGACGATGCCGATATTTACATCACCGCAAAGTATTCAGCTGATGTGTCGTTCCATGATGACTATGACCCCGGAGACTATTGGACGCCGCCATCGGGTGGCATAGAGATTGATGAGGTCGAAGCATCCGTCTATGACATCAAGATTGAGATAGACGTATATAATCAAGAGTCCGATGAGTATGAGGCCATAGAGATTCCCCAAGAGGTTATTAACCGCATCGAGAATAGCGTGAACGAAAAGATATGTGCAACGAATAAAAGCAAAGTAGCATGAATGAAGATAACCGAAAGGCAATGAAAGACCTGGCATCAAAGATTGCCAATGACATTGAGGGGTTCAAGACCATCTGCAATAGATCCGCAGGTAAGTGGGTCGTAGCCTCCAAATCCCACGTCTATGTCGGAGACGGCAAGGGGTTGAATGGCCTCGGATTCAACGTCCGTGGCGTTCTCCACTCCTCTTATCCAGAGTTTGTGTCAAAAGAGGTGGCACAGAGATATATTGACCCCTATCTCCTTGATGGAGCCGGCAGACCTATCATCAATCAACCGATGGAGGCATCAAAGTTCTACGGAGAGGAAATCGAGACTCTTGAAAGCTGTTATTCAGAGTTAAAGAAAGTCCTCGATAAAGAAGATAGAGCATGAAAGTTTACGTTGTGTTCGACACCGAGTGCTACGTTCATGGAGTATATCGGAATCGAGAAGACGCCATGAATCATCTGCTACGAATGTTTACTGAGATGGATACGTCTCCATTCTTTACCGGCGTAGGAATGGCAAAGGCTCACTTGTGGTGGGAGTCAGATTGTGAGGAACATCATCTTATGGTGCAAGAGGTAGAGTTACGATGAACTGATACAGAAAAAGCTGACTGCGAGTAACAGCGGCCAGTTATCAACCACGCAAAACATTAATTATCAATCCGAGCGGCAGTTATACTCTGTCGCTCTTTTCTTGTGTGCGACTATTGGAAATTAGTTCCGACTGCTTGATGATTGCCTTTTTGGTTATGATACTCCCGTTACCCGAAAGCCCGGCATGTAGAAGGTAGTTTTTGCCGACACCGATGTCCTCTTTTGTTAAAGTCGAGAACACTGCTGTAATGCTGGAGAAATAGTAATCCTTCCTCTGCCCTTTGGGCCTTGAGAAGATGTGAACGTGAATGACTTTTGCCATGTGAATATTCCAAATGATGATTATTTGGAACAAAATTACAAATCGGGAATGAGTTGATTGCTGAATTTGGGACAATGCAGGTGAACGCCGTGGTTCAGCTACTTGTGCTACACATTATCAAAAAGTTAGAACGTCCCTGGGTAACTTTGCGAAACAAGAAATATCACGCGCAATGGCAATCCTCAAAATTTACAACGACATCGTTGGAGAAGAAGAAAAAATTCAGCTCCAAATGTGGGAAGGCATTGATGGCGTATGCTTCAAGGACATTGACGAATTTCTCAGCGCAATGGATAAAAACGACAATGAAATTGACATCCGCATTCATTGTCGTGGTGGCGATTGTATTGAGGGTTGGGCGATATACGACAAGCTCCGCCGCTCGAAGAAAACCATCTCCTGCACGGTTGAGGGCGAGTGTTCCTCGATGGCTACCATCATTCTGCTTGCCGCTCCTCTTGAGAGACGTTTCGCATACCGAAACGCCCATTTCTGCATTCATAATCCGGCTCTCGGTTGCCCCGAGATTGACTACGCCACGCGTCTGACAGCCGATGCACTTGAAAAGAACATCGACCAGTTGAAGACGCAAGCCCAGGCTCTCCGGGACGAACAGCAGAAAATCCTCAGTCTGTACGTCCAGCGTACCACCTCGTCCCGCAACGAGCTTCAGGCACTGATGGATAAAGATACCTACATCTCGACCGACCGAGCCATTGAAATGGGCTTCATCTGCAAAACTCTGTCCCCCCTCACCGCATCAAAAACAAGAACATTTAACATCAAAAAACCAACAGCAATGAACAAGAAAAAAGTAACTGTTGAGAAGGGCGTTCTGAACCGCCTTCTCGCAAAGGCCGGACTGAAAAGAATCTCCGACCTCTCCATGCGTGCCCAGGTTGTCACCGCTGCTGACGGCTCTGAACTGACCGTCGAGCGTGAGGACGGCGACCCCCAGGTAGGCGATACTGCATCGCCCGACGGCAACTTCGTACTCGACGACGGCACCGAAATCGTTGTCGAAGGCGGCGTTATCACTCAGATTATCGCTCCCGACGGTACCGTGACCGACGCAGGTCTTGACGAAGACGAACTCGTCGAGAAAGTCGAAGAGCTCGAAACCGAGAACGAAGAGCTGACCGAAGAGAACGAAGAACTCAAGGAAGAACTTGAGGCCTTCAAATCCAAGGGTGCCCGTGTTCTCTCCGCCGACGAGAAGGTCATCCTCGCCAAGGTTTCCAAAGCCGGTGGCCGCAAGTGGCTCGACACCGTTCTCGCATCTTCTTCGACATACACCGCCAGCAATCGTCGTTTCGTAGAGACCCGCGCCGGACGTACCCGCACCGCCGGCGAGTCCTCGACTCAGGCCGCTATCCGCAAGCAGCGCGAGGCCGCCGATGCCAAGCGCAACGCTCGTCGCAAGTAACCCAATCCCTCATCACTAAACAAACAACGAGATTATGAATTTTAGTCAGTTTACCGTTGACAATGGTGCGTTAAGGGACTTAGGCGAACTCCTTTTCCTCACCACTTTCAACAATCCCGACATCGAACTCGTGATGTCCCAGGAGACCGGCGTTTTCAACGGCCAGAAACTCGGGTACATTGACGACATGGGAGATGTCGGCAAAAACCAGTCGGGCTGTAACCCTACCTACGACAACGTCAATGTGACCGGCATTGAGAAGACGTGGGAACTCGGGCCGTGGCAGATTCCTCTCAAGATGTGCTACACCGAGCTGGAAAACACCCTCGCCAAGTACGGCCTCAACTGGGGCACAGACGTCGCCAACCTTACGGACACCCCGTACTGGAATGACATCCTCATTCCTCTGCTCCAGCGCGCTATGCTCGACATGTATTGGCGTATCACTTTCTTCGGTGACAAAGACGCCAAGAACATCGCCGACAGTGGTCTGCTCACCGCCGGTGTCAATCCCAAGCTGTTCGACATGTGCGACGGCTTCTTCAAGCGTTTCAAAGCCATCACGGCTGCGAATCCCCATCAGCTCACGACCATCGCGGCCAACACCGAGAAGGACAGCAGCACAACTCCGAAAGTCACATACGCATCGCAGAAGGCCGCAATCCGCAAGGAAGGCGTTGCCATCGGCATCGTAGACGACCTGCTCTCGGACGCTGATTCCCGTATCTTCGACAAGGAAGACCATACCATCTTCATGACGAACTCGCTGTTCAAGGCCCTCCGCAATGACGTGAAACGTCTGCACAACCTCCAGCTCACCGTAGAACACGTGACCGGCGGCATTCAGATGTCCCAGTACGACGGACACAACATCCTCGTGCTCGACATATGGGATCGCATGATCAAGAAGTACGAGGACAACGGCACTTCGCTGAACTGCCCCCATCGTGCTATCCTCACATCGCCTCAGAACCTCTTCGCCGGTACCACCGCCAAGGAGGCCATCAGCGATGTCAGCGTGACCTTCGATGACGTCACCCGTCTCAACCACATCTTCGCTCAGTCGAACATCGGCACACTCGTAGGTGAGGACGCCCTTGTTCAGTGTGCATTCTAAACAAGGATAAAGTATGGCTACTCAAAGTTGCGATTTCAAGTTGGCTGCCGACCTCGCCGCAGATTGCGAGAACACCTCGGTAGCGGGTCTGAAGAACCATGGTTTCATCATCAACTACGATGACATCGACTTCGACTCTTGTGTCCGCGATGAGTCCAACCGCTTTATCCTCTCCACACTGGTATTAAAAACTGGCAAGAAAGGCTACCGCATGTACGTACCCGGAAAGACCCCTTTCACGGGTACGAACACTGCGATGGTCGATGGTACTTATCGAAAGAAGTTTACCAAGACTGTCAGCGTAGTAATACTCGACAATGGTCCCGATGTCGTCCGCGACATCATCGACCCTCTCGCCAACGGCAAATTCGTCATTGTTCTGGAAAACAAGTTCGCCGGCAAAGAAGGCAAGAACTCGTTCCAGATTTACGGCTTCGAGCAGGGTCTTTCGGCCACCGCCCTCGCCGATGACAAGTATTCGGAAGAAACCGACGGCGGTTGGTCTGCTACCATGGAGGAAAGTGGTGCTCCGTCGCCCGCCCTGTATGTCTACAACGACAGCGTTGCTACCACCCGTACTGCGCTGGAATCCCTCGTGTCCGGCTCCTAATCAAAGGCTATGGACTACGAATCTATCTCACAGCGGTTAAGAGAAATGGAAAGCCGTTACCAAAGCGGCTTTTCTTCTCTTGACCGTAGTTTTCTTGATAGCCTCTATTATGAGCTGTATGGTAGGACAATCACCAATACTGGGTGTAGCAACTGCTATCGGGATGCCTATATTGAAATTTGCACCAAACTAAAAAGAGAAAAAAAGATGCCTAAGAAATCAGATTTCCAACTGAAGCCCGGTGCCGTCATCACGTTCTTTGGTTCCTCTGTGGCATATACCAATGCCAACCTCACCAACGAGGTTGCCTTGCGTTATCTGTCCCTCAACCGCGACAACGAGAAAATGTTCTCGTTCTTGCCCTCTGATCTGGAGGAACGCCTTGCCAATTTTTCCAAACTTGGCACCAATGATAACGTCGGCGAGGACAATGCCGCCAATGCCCTGGCAGAACGCGATGCACGCATTGCGGAACTTGAATCAGAGCGCGATGTCCTCAAAGTGGAGAAGGCCACCGCAGAAACCGAGCGCAACAACCTCCGCGTGGAGCTCGGCAACGCCAACAAGTTGCTTGAAGAAGCCCTTGCAGAGGTCGACCGCCTTAAGACCGCCAAGACATCGGCACGCTCCCGCAAGTCCAAGGAGAATCCTGGCACAGAAACTCCTGCGACAGATTCTACCGCGCAATCCCTCGACCTTGAGGAATAATCCTCACAACCATTAACCGCAACCCGCCAATGAACGCCAATAACGTCATAAGACCGCCCAAACGAATAGACACCAGTTATCTGATGTCTTTGAATATTCAGAGCTATGGCAAGGACAACCTGTATCCACAGCGTATGTTCGACCTCGTTCAGAATAGTCCTACCGGCGCAGGCTGTCTTGACCGTTATGAAACGTTCATTGAGGGAAACGGTCTTCGTGATACAGATTTCTCCGAATATATCTGCAATCGCAAAGGAGAGACTGTCGATGACATCTTCAAGCTGATTTCGCAAGACGTTTCAGTTTATCGTGGATTCGCGCTCCACGTCAATTACAACTCGGCTGCACAGATAACCGAGCTTCAGCATATCCCGTTCCAGGATTGCCGTCTGGAAGAGGAAGATGAGAACGGTCAGGTGCTGTATATCAACGTGCACCCGGACTGGACCGGCGAAAGCACCCGCAGAGGTAAAAAGATTACCGTTGATCGCAAGCATGTGAAGAAATTCTACATGTTCAACCCCATCCAAAAGGTTGTCATGGCTCAGATTGAAAAGGCTGGCGGCATTGATATGTACCAGGGGCAAATCCTTTGGGTCAGCCTTGACGGCCATTGCCAGTACCCCAAGCCAATCTACGACAAGGTTGTGACCTGTCTTTCCACCGATGAGGGCCTTGACAATGTAAAGTACCGCAACGTGCGCAACGGGTTCATGCTTGCCGGTATGTTCATCCACAAGAAAGGCATACGCTTTGAGATGGACGAGAACGGCAATACCGTCGAGAAAGAAGATGACTATGATTTCAGCAAGAGCCTTGATGTATTCCAGGGCGACGCGAACTGTTGCTCGATCATGGATATAACGCTCAACGCTGACGACGATAAGCCCGAGTTTATCAACGTGGAGGGCACGAACTATGACGCAAAATTCACTTGTACCGAAACAAGTACGGTAGAGCGCATTTACTCCGCATTCCAGCAGGAACCCTGGTATTGCATCCGCACCGGGAAACTTGGCTTTAGCGGGGACATTTTGGAGCAAGCCTACGAATACTACAACTCGGTAGTGAATAAAGAACGCAGGGCCATTTCACGCGCTCTCAAAAGGATATTCGACCACTGGTTTGAAATAGCCAATGCAAGCGATGACTATGAGGTAGAACCTCTGCCGTATGTAAGTAACAAATCAGCCGCTCCTGACAATGAAACAGCATCTCATCACTCCTAAAGAAGTAGTCAGTGCCGGACGCCCGATGGGTAGTAACATTGACGAAGAACGTCTGCTCGCTTACATCACCGAAGCCGAAATGATGAACATCAAGCCCGTGCTTGGTGACAAATTGTTTCATGCTCTCCTTGCAGACGAAGAAGATACCAACGAGAAATACGCCCAATTACTAACGGGAGGCACATACACCTCCGAGAACGAGATACATTCGTTTGCAGGACTCAAAGCCGCCATCTCCTACTATGTCTTTGCCAAGAATGTTATGGTCGGTGATTTCCAGCCGACACGTTTTGGCATAGTCATGAAGGAGAGTGATTTTTCCTCGCATATCTCTACTGCGGAACGTTCTGCCTGCTACAACGATACACTTGAAGTCGCCAACTCCTATCTCCAGGACTGCATAGACTATTGTAAAAAAGTCGGACTGTTATCCAACAGTATCGGCCGTCCGTCTGCGTCCGGAGGTATCAAAATACGAAAAATCGGATAAACATAATAATACTCACAATGGGACTAACTAACAAGACCAATCTCAAAAGTCAGGCGAGTACAATCCGACACGAGGACAATGAAGGTCTGAACACAGCGGAAAGAGTCGGTAAAGTCATCGAAGAGCTGATTGAGAACACTGACAACTCTCTGACTACCGAGGCTAATGCAAGGACACAAGCTGACAACACCCTTACCCAGCAGGTAAATGCAACCTCAAACATCGCTACCACGGCATATAATGAGGCGAAGGACGCCAAGAGCAAGGCTGCCGCCGCACAGAACTCTGCCAACACCGCTCAGTCGACCGCTGACTCGGCAAGGTCTATCGCCAATGCCGCAAAGGCTGTAACCGATACAAAGGGACTGTCGGGAGGTCTCGCAACTCTTGACTCCAATGGCAAAGTTCCCTCTACACAGCTCCCCGGCTATGTTGACGATGTAGTGGAGTTCAATGCAATGGTCAGCGGGGTAACTCCACAGCTGGCATCAGCCGCAAAGAATTCAACCGATGCCGGTTGCATGGTAGTCTATGATACCGACAACGATGTTTTCCTGCTCGCCGTTTCCAACTTGACAGTAAATGACGCATCGGAATGGAGTGCTGTCAAGCGTCCGGCTAAAGTCCTTAACACTCCTTCTACCGCCATAGTAGGCGGTGAAGAAAAGCCTACTATCAGTGCGGCAGACTATTGGCAGATTGAGAACGACATACTTGTTCTGAACAAGACCAGATTTACATATTATAACAACTGGCTTGATGCCGATTCTTTTGGCACCGCTTCACTCAATGGCCGTATCCCCGAATCCGGTAAAATCTACACCTGCACCTCTGACAACAAGACATTTCGCTGGAGCGGGTCGGAGCTGGTAACTATCGGCTCAGACCTCGCGCTCGGACGCACGGCAAACACCGCTTTCCCCGGCGATGCAGGCGCGGCACTCGAAAAAGAAATGAGCCATGCGAATGATAGGATATACGAGAACGAAGAAAGACTCCGCATCCTCAATCTTCTGCCTTGCGACGGCGCATGGAACGGCGAGGGGCAAGCACCTACAAGTGGCGTCTACCTCTGTCCAAACGGAGAAGGCGATGTATATTTCCGTTCATTCGGTGATACTGACTTCTATGGCATAGCCGAGGAAGAATACAACTCGGATATTTACTACAATACCGGCCACCTCTACCGTATCAGCGATGGATTGTTCCGTATTGAGAACAACAAGTTCGTTTCAATCGCCGGTTCCGCAGTCGGAAATACCTACAATGCCACCGTAGAGATACCTCTGCCGACGGGAGAGTATTACTCGGACATCATGGCCGATACACAGATTCACAACGTCCTCAAAGCTGTGTATGACGCTGGCAAAGCCTCCCTGGGTATCACCATCACCTTCGCTATCGGTGTTGGCTCATGGAAGACGTATCAGTACGTGGGCCCGAACACTACCGAAGACCAGTTTGTGAAGAATACTAACAACTGGATTGATATGGCCGGTATGTCTGCCGGTGCTGAGGCGTTCATCAATGTCGATTCCCTCTGTCCCCGTACTGTTGCGGGCTACTATGACAAGAGCAGTGCTATCGACGCTATCCTTGCCAAACAGAACTCATCCGGCATCAAGTATGAGAAGACTGGTCTTGTCATCACATTCCGTACGGGAGAGTATACGATAGCCTCCTACCAGTTCACCGGCGAGGTGGCCGACTTTGCCAACAAAGACTTGTGGAAAGAGTTTGGCGGTGGCGGGGCTGTCAAGACCGTGGCCACTCCTGAAAAGGACGGCAAGGACGCTTTCTCAACGGGGGGTGCGTATGATATGCAGCAGACCGCGTTTGACCACCTCGACATCGACCAGGACGCAGAGAACCACATTATCAAGGCCATCAACAAGAAAGGTGACGAGATGGGAAAGTCCATCTCCATTCCCAAGAGCAGCGGCAGTGGTTCAGTGTCTGGTTCCTCACTCAATATCTACCTTGAGAACCCCGCAGTCTATGCCGCTTTCGGCTCTGAAATTTCCGTCCGTGCCGCTATCAAGTCTGTCACCTTTGACGGCCAGGGTAGCAACGTTACGGAAGTCCTCGGCGTGATCCGGCGTTTGGAAATCATAGACGCTACATCGGGGCTGACTCTTTGGAGTGAAGCGATAAATCAGAATTCGTCGACAGGCCCCACGAACTACTCGTTCAAGTATGACTTTACTCCATACTTCACTGAAGCCGCTGCCCGAGATTTCACAATAGTTGCCTACGATGCCGAGGGCAATGAGAAAAGGCGAACAATCACCGTAACTGCGGTAGATGTAACTTGCACCTCCGTGCAGACACTCAACTACACGACTGGCTCCGTGCTTGAGGTCGGCGGTTCCACCAAGAACCTGCTGATGTATAAGTTCGCCAACAACGTGTCGAAACTCGGTGTTAAGGTTACGACCGAGATGTATTACAATGGAGCGTGGAAGAAACTCGGAGAGGCCGTAATCACTGACAGTTATTCACACTCCATAATGATAGACCCGTGCAACGTGTTCGGAAATTCCGAACGACTCACCCACGGCTCATATCCCCTCCGCATCTCCGGCGAAGACGTTGCCTCCGGCGTAAAGGGCAACGTGATATACACCTCGGTCATGTGTGTTGACTCCAAGTCCACACAACCGATTGTGTCTATCAGGTATGATGATGTCAACAATGGCACAATCCGCCTGTATGACAACCTTGAAGTCGAGGTAGCCGCATACACCCCGGGCAAGACCTCCACGACTGCCGGAGTGTATATTGACGGCGTAGAGGTCATCTCAACCGACATAGGCACTTCTCAGACTGAGATTGTGCGCAAGCAGATTCAAGGTTACGACACCGACGGCTCTGACACAATAGCATTCTATGCCAAGAGCGGAAACAGTCAGACCACCCCGATAACCGTGACCGTGGTGGGATCCGCAATATCCGCCATCATTAAGGAGGGTGCTTTGTTCGGCTTTGACATGGCATCCCGCTCCAATGCCGAGACTGACCACACAATCGCCAACAACGGTTATGCTATGGAAGTCAACGGCTCAAACTGGTCTTCAAACGGCTTTGTCAAGTACCTTGATGAAATGAGCCTCCGTATCGCGGAGAATGTGACCGCCAAGATTCCCTACGCACCCTTCGGCACAGCCGCGACGGAGCGCACGAATGGTATGGCATTCCAGTTCGCTTTCGCTACCAACAACATCAAGGACGATGAGGCGAAACTGATGGAATGCTACGATCCGGATTCAGGCGCAGGATTCTACATCTGCGGTAACAAGGTCGTGCTGTTCTGCAAGAACGGTACCCCCTCTACCATAACACGTCCGTTCAAGTGCGGCGAGAAACACACCGTCGGCATTGTCGTGGAACCCTCCACCATCACAGTGAAACGTGGCTCCACCGACTACTCCGCTATCAAATTGTATTTGGATGGCGAAGAGGTCGGTGCAATAGGTTACATTGCCAATTCCGGCTCAATCCTCAATCAGAAACAGATTAGTTTTGACGGCACGGACGGCGATTTCTACCTATACTACACCCTGGCATACGACAGCTATTATGAATGGGCGCAGGCGTTCCAGAATTACCTGTGTAAGCTGACCGATACCGACGCAATGATTGCCGAGTTCACCGATGAGGATGTCCTCGACAATCAGAACCGCCCCTCTATGGACAAATTCAAGGAGAAGGGCATCCCTTACTACGTTGTGGTTGCACAGCAGGCGACTTTCGACAGCTTTGACGGCGATATCGACACCAAGACCAATTTCCTCTGCACGCTGTACTATTTCCACCCGACAATGCCGTGGAGATCGTTCAAGGCAGAGAATGTCCGCTGGCGCCGTCAGGGTACCACCTCCGCCAAGCGTCCTATCAAGAACGACCGTTTCTATCTCTGCAAGGAGAAAACGTGGAAGATTACCGCCATCAACCCCGAATACACCAACGCAGATGCACTGAAGACCTATGAGTTGTTCAACATCGGCTATGTGCGTGTAGGTGAAAGCACCATCCCGGTCGCCATCATCACCGTCAAGGTCGACTATTCTGACTCGTCAATGGCCAACGACTGCGGTGTATGCGACATGATGAACGCCACGTTCCGCGCCCTCGGCAGCAGTTACATCACTCCGGCCCAGCGGGCCTTTGACGGCAAGTGGGCCAAGAAGGGCGTGGAGGTTACGGGTCTTCAGATGAATCACTCTACCGCCAACCACCCGATTGCCGCGTTCCGTGCGACAACCGATGCCTTGACCGATGCGTGGTTCCATGCCCGTGGCAACTGGAAAGAAGACAAGGGAGAGCAGGTCGCTCTCGGTTTCAAGGATACCTCGGGCTACAACCTGGGGTGCAAGAACTACGGCGATTTTGTTGAGTTCTTCGGCAAGGCAACATTCAATGCCTCAGGCAAGTTCGTAAGTCAGGAATCGCTGACTGAGATCATGGCTCGTTTCAAGACCACCGAGGGCCTCGACACAAGCAAGCTCTATCTGCTTTCGCAGTATTGCGGACGCGATTATGTGTTCATGCGCTACAAAGGTGGCGAGTGGGCCCGCACGACCGGCTCCATGAAACAAGTCGGTGGCAAGTGGGTTATCCAAGGGGATGTGCTTAACCCCGTCAGTGGCTATGAGCTTATTACCTATGATGCCATGGACTGGTTCATGGGCGTAGGTTCTATCGACGACATGATGGCCCCGGTGGCCACACAGTCCTCATGGGTAAGCAAGCTGAGCCTCGGCCAGCCCACATATCCTGCGTGGACGCAGTATTTCGAGTGCATGATTGACGATGACCAGCTCCAGGAGGATTTGGCCATGGGCCGCAAAGTTCCTTACGAACTCTACAACGTTCTGAAATTCTGCGATTCGTGCGACTACTCCAAATCGGCACTTGCCTCCACATGGCAGAGCATTTGGAAACAGAACGCCTGGAAGTATATGAGCATTCAGTCGCTCCTTGCTTATTATACGTTCACCGACTACCTCGCCGCCGTCGACCAGCAGGCGAAGAATATGCAGCCGATGTTCTTCCTTGAAGACGATTGCTCTGTTGAGAACGGAGTTTACTCATCGCCCTCTGCAATGGAGCCGGTGCGTATGTATTTCAACAAAGTGTACGACTGCGACACCTGCAACGGCAAGGACAACGATGGCGGCAACACTATTCCCGCAGAACTTGATCCTGCTGACGATGACAAGTGTTATGCCGGCCGTGGTTCAATCCTTTGGAACGACCTACGCCGTTGCGATAATCAGGAGATGGTTTCCGATGCTTCCGGCAATACCCTCACCCTCCCCGGCGTAGTGGGTACCATGCGTACCCTCCCCGAGATTGACGGTATCGGTGCCGGGCCATTCTCTCCGAAAGGTGCTCTCTATTACTTCGTTCAGAAACGTATCGAGTTTTGGCCGAAAGTTGTCTGTACCTTTGACTGCGAAAGCAAGTATATCCGTTACTCCGAAAAGTATACGGACATCTACTATTACGCCCTGCATGGTTCGGGGCGCCAGGCACTCCCTCGATTCATAGAACAGCGCTGGCGTATCCGCGACGGCTACTATCAGACGGGAGATTTCAAGGACGCAAGCCACGTCCTCGGAGGCCGTATCGGTGCCAAAACCGGGGCCGTCATCAAATTCCGAGCAGGCAAGTCCGGCTACTACGGCATCGGCAACGACGGCGGTAACGTAACTCAGGGCATGTATCTCAAGGCCGGTGAGCAGGGAACGTTTACGAATTTCCAGCACGGCGACAACATCCTGCTTTACATCTACCAGGCCGACCAGATGAGCGAGATTGACCTCTCGCAGATTTCGCTCGATCCGAACTTCCAGTTCTCGATGATGAAACTCGCCGAGAAGATTGTGATTGGCTCAACAAGCCACCGCACATCATGGAAACTGTCACCGGGCAATACCGGGTTCCTTACGAATATGAACCTGGGCGAGCTGCCGTTCCTCACCCACCTTGACATAAGAACCACTGAGGTCACGAATGTCAACGCCTCCCGGTGTCCGCGACTTGAAACGATACTTGCCTCGGGCTCAGACCTCACGACAATCAAGACCGCCGAAACCTCGCCGCTTGAAACGCTTGAATTGCCTGCCAGTATGACGGAGCTTGATTTTGTCAACCTCCCCAAGCTCAGTTACCCCGGCGGTCTGACCATCGCAGGTATGCAGAGCGTGAACCGACTGATGCTCTCCGGGTGTCCGAACATCGACCCGATGACGCTTATCAACGGCATTGTGGAATCGTCGAACATCCGCTATATCCGTCTGCCGGATGTCAACATCACCGCGCCGTCCTCAATCCTTTCCGCATTGAAGAACAGCGGCGCCATAGGTCTTGACCCCACCGGCAATGCTTACGAGGAAAGCGGCAAGTGCTCCGGCATCACCGGGCGGTGGATTATGGAAGACCTTATCAGCGAGTCCCTGCTTGCTGAGTTCAAGGCATATTTCCCGCAGTTGGAAATCCATAACTCGCAGTATTCGTGCGTATGCTTCGATGACACGGACGATGACTGCCAGAACATCACCAACCTTGACAACGGCACGAGCAAGGAAGAATACGAGGCCAGCGGTCACTTCGTGAAGATATTCGAGAAAGCTCATCCTTACCGCTGTACCTACGACAGCCGCGAGGCAAAACTCCGTGCCCTCCAGATTTCAGATGCCAACTACAATCTGATGGCTGACGGCTCGGATTATGACCCGACCGACCAGGCAGGCGAAGGATTCGACATAATGCTCGGCTTTGGTCTGTACTGGTACAAGGGTGTCAATGACTACAAGAATCAGAAGAAGTATCTGTTTGCTTGCAGCTACACGGACGAACCACTGTCCACTGCCACGAAGACCAACCGCAAGAAACTCTCCGAGATTCTTGTCAAGGCGTACTCCTGCGTTTACACCACCGACAACGGAACAGCACTTGCAAAGGGCGATGACTACGAGTTGACCGACAACGCAAATATGAATGTCTATCAGCTCGATGTAGAAGGCATGAAGCAGGTACGCTGGCCCGGACTCAACAACGCCCAAATTGGCGCGGTGTTCGTAGACGAGAATGACAAGGTTATAGGCACCTTCAACATGGCGGTCAGCCATTCGCTGTTCGATTTCACCTATGGCGACTATGTGTTCTGCGATGTTCCGAGCGGAGCCAAGAAAATAGTGTTCACATCGCCCACCGGATTCGACGACCTCGAAGCGATCGCAGTTGACAGCGCGGCGATAGAGGCCATCGAGCCGGACTGGGTATGGGTGCCCATGCGTTTCGTCGGCATCTACGGCATGAGTGTAGATGCTCTGATGCGTCCACGCTCAATCAGCGGCGTAAAGACTCGGACAGGCACTGGCACATCGGTAACAAATGCCGACTGGAAATTTGACAGCGAGGGCAACGTTACCAATGCTTCCGTGCCCACCTCCACGATGAACTATACCTATGCCGATATGCTCAACCTCATTGAGATGCGCGGCAAAGGTTTCCACGGTATCAGCTACGAGATAAGCAAGGACATCGCTAACCTCGTAATGGCACTGACAGGCACCCGCGACATTCAGGCGTATGCCGGATATGGCTGTGGCTCGCAGTACACCACCGGGCAGAACAGTTTCAATACCTACGGCAAGGTTACGAGAAAGTATTCCGGCGGCAATATCGGCAACATCATCTTCGGCATACAGAACTTTGTTGGCTGCAACTGGGAGGTGATGGACCTCATCGCCGCCAACGTGCCGTCATTCGCTCAGTTCAAGAAAGACAAGCGCGTAGCCACAAGCTCTTATCCGATAGATGCGAAGTACCACGTTGTCCGCAACTACGAGACGAAAGAAGAATCCGTAATCCAGGGACTCAACACCTCCGGTTACTGCATCGGCCGTGTCAAGTTCGGTAGATACTGCGACATCATAGCGTCGCGTGTGACCACTGACAACAGCAAGTGGAACAAGAACTACTCCGACTGCCAGTATTATACCCATGACAGAGGCCGGTGCGTCGGTCGGTCGAACGACAATGCGGGCGCGGGTGGCGGTCTCGTCTGCTCGTACGCGAGTTACGCTTCTTCGGACTCGCATTCGCATTACGGCTCTCGGCTCGCCTTCAGCGGAAAATACGTCATTGTTGAATCTTCGGAAAGCGTCGCCAGCGAATAACGAAAAGCGTCGGCTTCGGTTTCGGGCAACAAAGCCCGGAACTGAAGCCCCCTCCCCATATTGTCAAACCCTTAGCAACAAGAAACAACAAGGAAAAAGAAACTTTCAAAAAAGGTAGAGCCTTCCATAGCCGGTGCGTCGGTCGGTCGAACAACAATGCGAACGCGAATGGCGGTCTCGTCTACTCGAACGCGAATAACGCTTCTTCGAACTCGAATACGAATAACAGCTCTCGGCTCACATTGAGGAATAAAGCGTGGTGCTCCCTCACCACGATAAATATAATCGTATGACCCTGCACGGCGGCGTGTCCGCCACTGCATTCTGCGAGGAAGGTGCACCTCGGCAACAGCAGACGAAAGTCTGGAAAGCGGAAAAATCTCGGAAGTCCTGAAGGCTTTAATTATGGAAAAGATTGCAGACATACCGTTCATGAATGTCGAACTCCCTGCCAAAGCGGTTGAGCGGAGCGAGGTTGCGTACCCCGTCCGGGACATCCTTGCGGAGATTGTCGACGACCGCAATCTTGAAGAAAGTTTCGATGACCTCGTTGGAAATCTTGAAAACAAGTATCAGAGAGAGTATTGGCGCGAGAAAAAGGCAGATGTTCTGAAACTGCTCAAAAAAGAACTGTCTGACGGCTCGTTCCACATAGACTTCTCCGAACTGCGTGAACTTCACGTCAAGGACGGCTACAAGCCCCGCATAGTCAACGCCCCGCCGGTCTATAAGCGAATTGGCGTACAAGCCGTGATGAGAATAGTCGAGAAATATATCTACCCGACACTCATCACCAACACAGCCGCAAGCATCAAGGGGCGCGGTATGCACTGGCTGCATCATATCGTAGAGGATGATATTCGCACTGCCCCCGCGAACATGCAGTATTACGGTCAGAGCGACATCTTCCATTACTATGACAGCATAGTGCAGGAGAAGATGAAGCAGATTGTCAGGGAGTATATCGCCGACCCGGTTGTGCTGCGATACCTTGACAACTTCATCGAGCTTATGCCGGAGGGTCTGTCGAAAGGTCTGCGCTCGTCGCAAGCTCTCGCCAACCTGTATCTCTCTGCCGTTGACAAGCTGATGTGTCAGCATGTCAGCTACCATACAGTTGATATTGACGAAGGCATGGCTGTAATCGCCAAAGGCATGGGAAGAATCCGCACAGACAAAGGGGATGCCATTCACTACCATTACTACCGCTATTGCGACGACATCGTATTCTTCGCATCAGACAAGAAAGAGTGCTGGCGGCTGTACGACATCTTGAAAGCCGAGGTTGGAAAACTCGGGCTACGGATAAAGGAGAATTTCGCTATCCGTCCTATCTCGGAGGGTCTGGACTTTCTCGGTTTCAAGACATTCGGCAAATGGATTACCGTGAAAGGCGAAAAGCAATGGGAGGTGTATTCCCGTTTGCGCAAACGCATCAAGCAGAAGGCGGCGCGGGCGTTGCACCGTGTCAAATCCCGCAAACGCCGGCAACAGATAATAGGCTCATTCAAAGGTATGGCCTGCCATGCCGATTGCAAACATCTATATTACCAACTCACTAAACAGCGTATGGCAAAATTCAGTGAACTGGGGTTGAAATATACTCCGAAAGACGGCAAGAAACGATTCAACTGCCAGCACATGCCGCTCGGCTCCATAGCCAACCGTCCTATCGTACTTCTCGATTATGAAAAGGACATCAAGACCCGCTGGGGCGAATCCCGATATGTGGTGCTGTTCCATTTCGTAGGGGAGATGTCTGAATACAAATTCTTCACGGATAGCGAAGAAATGAAGTCACTGCTCGATCAGATGAAAGAGCGAGGACTGCTCCCCGGGGAAGTGGAAACGACAATCGTGCAGAAGCAGGGCACCGGCGCACTACGCATCTATTCATTCAACTAATCAACACCCAAGACAATGGAAAAAAGATATGGCGCAACGGGCCCGCAGGACGGCCTGTATAAGATCGGTACAAGAAGGTGGGCTGTGTTCTACGGGTTCGGTAAGGACTCCGAGGACGCAGAAACCGGCTACAACTGGTATCAGACCTACGACCATCGTCCGACTCTCGAAGAAATCAAGGCCGATATCGTGGCCGTGATAAAAGAAGAGAGTGAACATCGCCTCAGATATGGCATCAAGTGGAACGGCTTTACCGTAGAGTATTCCGAAACTCTGAAGACCGACCTCATCGGCATACTCGTCGGTTTGCAGGGAGGCATCATGTCGTTCCCGCAGAAGATAAACCTCGGCTCCAATGCCGACGGCACTCCGAACACGTACACGTTCAATTCCATCGAGGAACTTGCCGGCGTTGCCGCGCTTGTCGGTAGCCACCGGGGAACATGCAGCGATGAGGAATGGAACGCCATCAACGCTCTCGGAGATATGACCCAATACATGGAAGTTCAGTAACCCCTTTAATATTCAACACTATGACAAAAATCTGTAAAGACAAGACCGGGAGCGACAAGAAGCTCCACGTCTTATGTGAGTTCGCGATCGCAGCCATCGTTGGCTCGCTCATGTCGTTCATCTACTTTCCGTCGGCATTTATTGCCGCCGCAATCGCATTTGTCGTGGCATTCGCTTTCGGCATTTGGAAAGAAATCCACGACGGCAAGCAAAGCGGCAACCATTTCTGCGTGTGGGACATCGTATGGGATCTGCTCGGTTGCCTCTGCGGTGCTGTGGTAGCTTTCCTTGCCAATTACTACACATGGCACGATATGGCCGGTAACCTTATCCAGTAACAAACCCGGGGCGCTTCATTCGCAAGAGTGTAGCGCCCCACAATCTCTATGACTATGACGCTGTTCATACTTACCTGTATATCAGCTGTAATCATATCGGTGTATCTCATCGGCTATATCCGAAATTTCGGCATACCGACATCAATAAGTGACACCTACTATAAGACCGACCGGAAATGGCTGTTCCCGGTCATTCTCGGACTGTCAATCGCCACCGCATTGATACCGATGCTCAACTGCACCCCGGTTGATTATCAGTTCTTGTCATTCCTCACCCTTGCCGGAATAATGTTTGTGGCCACGGCTCCTGCTTTCAAGGAAGAGATTGAAGGCAAGGTGCATTTCGGATCAGCAGTCCTTGCCGGAATATGCGCTATGGCGTGGCTGATTTGCATGAGTGGTGTCCCGTGGATAGCCATTATCGGAATTGTGATTGCCTTGTTCAAATGGAAACGTAAGGTGTTTTGGATTGAGGTTGGACTGCTCGTCAATTTGTATGCAGTTCTACTGATTTTGACCTTGCAATGATTATTAGTGGTTTAGTGTGTCGCATCGTCTTATGGCGGTGCGATTTTCATTTCCTACTTTGCACTAACGATAACGGGATAAACTTGCGTAAGCGGTTGAAAATAAATGCGTTAACGCATTGCCAATCAAAATATTATTGCTAACTTTAGATATGCAAAATACCTTAAAGGCAATAAGTTGAGAGTATGATTACAAAGACCGAACAAGCAGTTGTAGCATTCAAGAACGGTAATATCAAGCAGGCGTTCAAGATGATGTTCCGGTTCCACGGATTCAGTCAGGAAGAGAAACGCTATATCCAGGTTGCGTATGAATGTCTCGCCGGTAAGGAGGATTTCTACATCTCCTTGGGGATTGATACTAATCACATCATCAACAAGGCCATCGAGTGCGTGTCCGCCAAGTATAATGTAACTCCTACTTTGCTCCAACGATAACGCAAAAAATCCGTGTAAGCAACTGAAAATAAATGAGTTAACGCATTGTCAATCAGATTATTATTGTTAACTTTGAATATCCAAAAACAACCTCTTAAACAAAGAAGAAAGATGAAAGCAAAAGAGATATACAAAGTGACTTACCAGAACGGTAACACATCATTCATTCACGCTTTATCGCTCGGTGAAGCCAAGATGAAAGCCTGCGACCAAACAGGTGAAGAGTTCCGTGAGTTTGGACTGCCGACCTCGGTTGAAGAAGCTGAACTTTCTGAGGTAGAAAACCTTGATTGGTACCGTTATCAGGAATGGAGATATTAAGACTGAAAGGTCTGCTTGCATGCAAATAAGATAAAACGAAGAAGATGATGAAAAGAATGTATTACCTTGAAATATGCGACTCCGACAAAATCTGCGGAGGCGTGTACCCTCTCGGAGAAATGACCGAGAAACAGGCCCTCAAAGAGGCCGAAAGAAGGATCAAGGAACTTTGGCGCTCCGATAAGGAAAATCTGAAACGCATAGAGTTCAATGTATGCAACGATTGCGAGGCCCTTGATATGGTGTTCAGCATTGACCTCATGCACGGAGATATAACGGTGTATGACTACCGCACAGAAGAGTTCATCAAGGACACCTCCGCCGACCGAATCAAGCGACAGTTGAAAAAGATAGACGATGGCTTGGCTGAGATGGATAGAATGTATAACGCACTTTCAGGCAACCATGCGTAACCACAATGACCATGAGTAAGAAAGAAACCATATTGGAAAGAATCGAGCGGGCAGCCGAAGAAAATGATTGGAAGGTGACTCACTCAGAGTGCTATCGCAATCCGAGCGACCTCGATGTAGAATTTGAAACGTATACCTCGACCGGTCAGGATTTCATCGTAAGTGCCACCTTGCGGGCCAACAATCCATCGACGCTGATAGAAGACCTCCGTAGCCGCCATGATGGATTTGACCCCGATTATGAGGCTTCTCTTTGGATTGGCCCCGACGGCCACTGGTTGAATGGCGCCCCCTACCATATTAAGGACATCGTAGACGATATGAAGGAAGCCGGAGAAATGCTCGGCGACCTCCTGTCTGCAATGGAACATGAATTTAATTAGACCGCGATGAAAAGAATGATTGCCGTACTTGAAAAGTACCGATACAAGTATGATCCGGCGAACCTGTTCACCCGATTCATGGAATACGTCATTACTGGCTTTGACCAGACGTTCTCGCCGGCAGACAAACCGTTCAGTCAGGAAGAGGGGCAGGCTTGTCATGAGCTGATGAGCGCTTGGATACTCGTGATGAACGATAAGTTGAAAAGCCGGGAATGGTACGATACCCTTGGCGAGGTGTATATGGAGTATATTTCCGGCTCGGGCAAGAAACACGCCACCGGGCAGTATTTCACGCCAATGTATATCTGCGACTTCATGACAAAGATAGTTGCTCCGGGAGAACATGCCGGGGAGTCGGTGCTGGATAATGCCTGCGGCAGTGGACGGATGTTACTTGCTGCTCACGCAGAACACCCCGGCAACTACTGTTGCGCTCAGGATATGGATCGAATGTGTTGCCTTATGGCGGTGTGTAATTTCATCATACACGGAGTCAACGGAGAGGTCGTGTGGGGCAATAGCCTTGACCCCTCGGATTATCGGGAGGGCTGGCGCACAAATGAACTGCTCCATACTATCGGCGTCCCTTGTTGCCGTAAGATGGATATGATGGAGTCCCGGACGTATAGGGCCGGCCTCTCGTTACTGAAGAAGCATCAAGAGGAAACAAGCAATAAAGATACATCACCGCAGGGGAAAGCCAATAAGAGCGTAAGCCCGGACGGCCAAATGAACCTGTTCTATTTCGATGCGAATGATGAAACAATCTATAATGAGTAAGACGGAGGACGCTATCGACGCCCTCCGTTCTTGTAATCTGTCAGTTCCTGGACTCACGTTAGAGCGTCAGTATGTAATGCTCAAGCACGAGTCTGGTGCGGTTCAGATGGCTTTCGTAGACAGGAGCGTAGTCCTTGTGTCGGCTACGCCTCCAATGGATTTCGTGGAGCTCGGTGAGGGCATTCCAAGTGTCGTTGAGATAGAGTTCTGCCGGTGTTGCAATCCCGGAGAAACATTCCTCGATGTCTGGGATCGGTATGGGCTCCATGAGGTCTGCATACTGTCGGTACGCCTCAAGTATGGCGTATGCCCTCCAATCGCAAACCATCATTTCGGGACGGTGAACAACCACGTCGTAGAGTTCATCGAGAATCCTCCCGGCGATGCCGCAGAGGATGTCGTAATGGATGTTTTGTACCATATAACTGATATTTGGGTGAAACAAAGCGCCGATGAATCCCATCGGTCGTTCCATTACAACCCCGTGAATTACAGCCAATCCCCAAGCAAATAAGATAACCCCTTAAACGAAAAAGATATGTCAAAGAATGTAGTACAAGAACCCGGCATGGAAAAGTTCTACTCGAAGTCATTCGGCTTCCTCCATGCCTGCAAGAAAGACAACCGAGTATGGTACAATCTGACCGATGTGTGCCGGACAATGAACATCACCATCCACGAGGCCGCGCAGTGGCTCAAAGACGCCGACTGCAACGTGAGGGAATACAATGTCCGCAGAGCCAAGCTCACCTCCTGCAACCGCTACGTCGACAACGACGGCCTGTCGACCATACTGATCATGTGCTGCCGCGCCCCCGCCAACGAATCCCGCCGGTGGATAGTCAACACCGTGCTATGGTCTATGGCCAACCCCAGCATGTCGCTGGCCATCAGCGAACTTGACGAAAAGTCGCTCAATGAGTACACCTCATCGCAGGTAGTGGAGCATTATAAGTCAGTCGCCAAAGAGCGCACTTTCGCTCCGGCCCCGGTACCCGTTCCTCTGGAAGAGCCGATGACGGAACCGCGTCCCAAAGCGGCACAGGCACCAGCGGCACCGGTGCAAAGCGACAAGCCGTTCAAGCCCGCTAACGGTCATTTGCTGATAGAAGAATGGTTCAGGCAGGAATTCCCTATCGTAGAGTTCCTGGGCTATATCGACGGCATGATAGGTGATGTCAACAATTTCATCAAGAAGATGCCTAAAAAAGACCGCTGGCCGTTACAGCACCGGGTGAATGTGATGACCGTATTCCGCAAAGTTCTCAAGGCAAACGAGGACAATGTGCGTTATGCCCCCTCTCCGGCAAGAGCTGCCTGCCTTCACGTTAACTGACCGATGGGGCTGATTTGGCGTGAAAATCTGTGAAAATCTGTAAAATATTGTGAAAATTCAGTGATTTTAGCGACCAACCAACGACCAGCCACCGTCCGGCCACCAATTCAATTAACATTTCGGGATGTCAGACAAACGACCAGGAAACAGTTTGGGCAATAAAGTATATATCAGTAAGTTAAGAACGAATTGATTTATCAAGCGTCCAAGCATAGACCAAGGTCACCGACCCTTTAACATTCCAAAGTGGAAGGCACTGCGCGACAAAACGACCTTACCTAAAGAATATAGAATATATTATATATTTAGAACTCTAAAGAGTTCTTAGTCAAAACAAGTTTTGACCCTGAGGTAAAGTCGCGGATGTATTATCAAAGATGCAATATATAAGATAAATTGCTTATATGATAACACTGAAAATATTATCAAAAATATTTGCAAAACGCATTGTCATTTCAAAATTTATTACTACCTTTGCAGCAGGGATTAAAACTCCCTCATTCGAGCAAATAAGATTTAGTAACGAAAAACGAAAGATGATGAAAGAAAAGACATTTCTGCTAATCATGGACGGCTATCAGGTCGTTCTCGGGGGCTTGGCCCTCATTCTCATCACCATCGGTATCGTGGTTCATGCTATCGCAGGCCACTTCGGTTTCATCGGCTACCTTGTGGCCGGTGTCATGTGGTACATCGTTTACAGCATGTTCATGATATCAGTCCGTGACTACAAAGCAACCAAGAACTCAAAAGACGAATGAGACGTATGGATACGAACAATGCCCTCCAGGAGGTGATGGCGGCTCCCTCGTTAAGCAAAGCCACCCAATCTACAATCGTACAAGACCTCGTGTCGCAGGTTCTTGATGGAACCGTTGACCCGATGCAGGCGTTCATCCAGATTAAGGCTGTTGCCGATGTCTGCGAAATGTTCCTCAAGAACGATGAAATCGTAAGCCGCACGATGGGTGCCGTAGCACGTTGCGGAAAGGAACTCCCGGTGTTCAACGGGGCAAAGGTTGCTCTTACAACCACGACCCGCTACGACTACGAGTCCTCTCAAGACCCCGAATACCTCTCACTTATGCGTCAGAAGAAAGCCATCGACTCAAAGCTGAAAGCCCGCGAGATGTTCCTGAAAGCCATCGACGATTCGGTCGACTTCCTGGATAAAGAAACCGGGGAAGTCCGTACCGTGTTCGCCCCTGCAAAGACACAATCCAAGTCACTCCGAGTAACTTTCGCCAAGCAGTAACCGCAAGTTAGTTACCACCTCCGGCAAACGCCATTCGCCAAGTCTGGCGTTTGCCCTTATCACGAAGACGTAGCTCAGTTGGACAGAGCGGCAGCAAGGAACAGCGGCGCACATGATAACCACCGACGAAAGGCGCGGAGTGGTTGGCTTAATCCCCTCGACAGCAGGTCATCGGTTCAAGTCCGATCGTCTTCACTCATCACAAGCAACTGATAAAATGGCAAAGAAAGAATTTTCAAAAACAATCAAACGCAGAGAGTTTGAGATACAGCCGCTCTCTGACACGTTTGAAAAGCCCACAAGAGCCAAGAGCGGGTCGATAGGCTATGACCTTACCGTTCCCGAAGATTTCCACGTTCCGGCACATTCCCGCTGCCGCATTCCCATGCGATTCGCCATCAACCTCCCCTTTGGGGTGGAGGCCAAGATTGAGGCCCGGAGTGGCTGTACGCTCCGTGGTATCATCGGCTACGGCGAGTATAAAGTCCCTCGCAAGTTGTTCGGGTTCATCCCCGTCAAGAAGACTATGAGCGGCCGTCACTATTTCGACGCAGACGTCCAGACCGGGAAAGTTGATCCCAACTATACCGACGAGGTTCATGTGCTGTTGAAGAACAACGATGAGGCATTCATGATCAAGGCAGGTACGAGAATCGCACAGATGACGTTCTACAACGTCGGCTCGCCTTACCTCCGGCCCGTAGAAAAGCTCACCTG